AGCGGTCTAGCGGGATCACAGCTTCTGGCTTCCCTGCTTCTGCAAGGTTGGCAAAGACTCCCCCTGGCTGTGGCATGACGATTCCGCCGTCTGCGAGCTGTGGGACTTTAGCCAGCGATGGCGAGAATGACTTGCCGCCAAAGACCGGCACCCATGTAGGCACCGTAATTCTGATTGAGTTGATTGAGCTAATCACCGAGTTAACAAAGCCGATAATTTTGTTTAGTGGTTCTCTAACGAATCCGACTAGTTTCTCGAAAGCTGTTTTGATAAATCCAACCATGCTAGAGAAGATTCCCTCGACTGCGGTTTGGAACTTTTCGAATGTGCCAACTACCGCATCCACTACTGGCTTAATAATGTTTTCGTAGACCCACTCAAAGCCTTCACCGAACGCCTTGAATACCGGCTGAATCACGTCTTGGTTGACCTTTGCAATGAAGTCACCCATTGCGCTGAACCCGTCCTGGATACCTTGCCCTACCGGAACAAACACCGCCTCGTAAATCTGACGGAAGAAGTCGCCGACTTTTTGGAACTCAGCTATCAGGTTGTCGAATATCAGCTTGGCAAAATCACCAAGGTGTCCAAGTGCTCGGGCCAGGAGGTCAATGATTGGCTTGATTATGTTTTCGTAAATCGCCACCCACGTTCCAGCCCAGATACCCAGCACGAACATTGAAGCCTCGAAGACCGGCTTGATGGCGTTTTCGTATAGGAAATTCAGACCCTCAGCAAATCCGTCAATGACTGGCTGGACGTATTTGGCATAAGCATCTTGGAAGAACTTTGTTACCGCAGCCCATGTATCTTGGAAGAAAGTTGTCTGCGTTGCCAGGTAAACGATGCCAGCGGCGACTGCTGCGATGGCTGTGGCGATTAGGTAGAAAGGGTTCACCGCCATGACCGCTGTGAGCACCGCTTGTGCTGCGGCGTATATCTTTGTGGCGTTTGTCACCAACTGGAACACGCCAACCAACCCACCTAGCACTCCGACAAAAGTAGCCACAGTTGGAATGTTGTTTTTTATCCACCCAAAGGTTTCGACAAATCCTGGGTAGAGGTAATCCCTCACGGCGACCGTAACGGCGTTGATGGCATCCGTAAGTGCTGCGAAAATTGTAGGCAAGGTCTTTACCACGCCAGCGATGATTGGGCCGATGGCTTTGAAGAACTCAATCATGGCAGGGCCGGCTTCTTTAATAATCGGCTCCATGTCGTCGAGCAGAGTGATAAGCATCGGAGCCAGGTTGCTACCTATCTCAATGCCAACATCTTTAATCTTCGACTTGGCAAGCTCAAACTGAGCCGACATTGTGTCGAGCTGTTTGCTTGCTATGGTGTCTGTTGTCCCACCGGCTTTTCTTAGCTCAGCTTCATAGGTCTTGATGGCATCGGAAGTTCCAAGCAACGCCGTCAATGCTGCGAGTGATTTGTCGCTGAATCCAGCCTGCAGGAGAGTTGCCTTTTGCGTTTCATCGCTCATGCCTGCCAGCACGGTTTCGAGGTTTCCAATGATGTCGCCAAGATTTCGCATCTCGCCATTGGCATCGAACACCTCAATGCCTAGAGCTTCAAAGTCCTCTTTGTTCTTGATTGCTTTCGTGCTCAGGTCACGCAGAACAATCGCCAGCTGAGTTCCAGCAAGCTCGCCCTTGATACCCTGATCTGCGAATGCCGCCAAAACAGAAACGCCTTCCTCGACGTCTTTGCCCAACGCTCGAAGTGCGGCACCGGCTTTGGTGGTGAGTGCTGTTGAGAACTGTTCGACGGATGCGTTCGCCAGCGTGTTAGCCCGCACGAGCGTGTCTGAGACCCTGACCATGTTTTCCATGTTGGCTACGGCATCGTCTCGTATTGTCATACCCAGAGCCGACTGAGCATCTGTCAGGAGGTCTGTAGCGAGAGCCATGTCGAACATGCCCGCTTGAGCGAACTTGGCAACTTCCGGCATCGCTGCAATCGAAGCCTCAGCATCCAAACCTGCGCTGGCTAGGAAGAAGAACGACTCGGCTGCTTGGTCTGCGCTAAAGGTTGTTGTCTTTGCTACTTCACGAGCAGCATCCGCCATGTCGGTACGGAGGGCATCTGAAACGTCCCCCATGATGGCGAGGGATTGATTGAGCTTAGAGTCAAAATCTGCGAATGCTTTGACTGAAGCTGTGGCCACGCCGGCAACGGCTGCGGTGGCTGCAGCGGCAATCCCTGCCGCCACTTTGCCAAACTTGCCTAATGCGCCCTGGGCGTTCTTGATTCCCCTGTCGTCAAACTTGGAAATAATAGGGAGATTGATTGCCATTTATATCTCCAGCCTGCGGTTAATTTTCTCTAGTGTGCTTTTGAGAATTCGTGTGGCAATGTCCAGGGCATCTGGACGCAGAAGTCTGAACTTTTTGTATGCGTATCTTCCGCCCTTGCCGACCATCTTTGACTTACGGTTTAGGTTACGGATCAGGGCCTGGCCTTGGCTAGTTTTACCATTCGAACGTGAACCTGCCAACTCAGCAATGTAGACACCGCGCTTTTGTCCTTGCGGGGTAACACGAATGCTAACCAAATGATAACCGGTGCGCCGTCCTTTGCCTGGAGTAAAGCCAACGCTAGAACGAACCCTTGACCATCCTGTTGGGCCACTATTATCGAACCCTCTCAGGGGAGCTTCGACGGGGACGGAGTTTCCTACCATTTTTGCTAAAGGGCTGATTTTAGTTCGCAACTCTCGGCGCAAGTCTTTGATTGCGTTTTCCTCGAGTTCCCCTAATTCTTTCAACGCCTCGCGGACATACTGTGCCTCGACTTTTGGTGTAATCATCCGCGCTCCCGTCTAGAACAATTTTATCGCTTCCGCTGTTGCCTCTCTATTTTTGCTTCGAGGTAACGTCCCAATGTCCAGAGCATTCTCGGCTCAAGCTGTATCAGTTCTAGTGGGCTGATTCCGGTTTCGGCTGCTATCCAGGAGATGCGCCAGTGCAGGCTGTCGTCACCTAGCCCGACTATTTTTTTACTGGCAGAGCCTCAATGGTTTCAACTGATTCCAGCCACTTCTCGAACTCTGCCTTGGTGTCACCGGTGCGGTGTTCCACGTGCCAAGCTAAGAAGAAGAGGTGAGTCATGCGGATGTTGTTTTCCAGACGGGCAACACTAAGGTCAAACCTCGACTCGAAAGCTACAAGGTCAACCGCCTTTGCGGTCAGTTCCTTAGCGTTACCGTCTGTGTAGGTGAGGAGTAGGTTGATGTTCATTTATTTATCCTAGGACTCAGCTCGGCTTACTGCGCCGCTGACTGGCCATGTCACGCTGAGAGTAGCCAAATCACCAACGCTTGAAGCGAATGGCTGGTATTGGGTAACCAGTGCCACAGCGGTGTAGGTCGGGTTGGTTGCCGAGATTGTTCCGCTGGTTGGGGTGATGGTGACGGTTGCCTGAGTTCCCAAAAGTGGAAAGAGGGTAGCGTCAACTGATGAAGCCCCAAAGTCCTGATGGAAGTCTAGGGTCAGGCTGGCATCCTGCAAGCCACCGATTCGGGTGCGTGCAGTTGCGCCAAAGGCAGTAGTGTCCTGCTCCTCGACGGTGATGTCCAGGGTTGCTGCGGCAAGGCTCGAGCTAAAGTCAGTCCCGCCGATTGTAATTGCGTAGTCCGTAGCCACGAATTTTGCCACGATGTTTCTCCTCTATTGTGCGTAAACGGTAACGGCGAAGTCCGCCGCTATGTATGTTGCCTCTCCCAATAATACCGCACCGACGTTAGTCATATCTGTGACCCTTACGTCATATGCGTTACCACCGAGAGTTTTGTCGCTCTCAATTGCGTTCTTGACAGAACTTGCGCCGGTGGTTGAGGAGTAAGCATCCAGCCTGCGCTGGGCTTCCCGCTCGGCGACCCGTCCGACAATCACGGAAACGAGAAAGTTGTAGGTGGTCATGCCCTGCTGAAATGCGCCGTCATAGCTCACGTTCGTGATCTGGACTACCGCAACCGGCGGGGCTGGGTTATCTGGAATCTCAGACGCTGTCCGTAATCCAGAAATCGTTGCGAGGTTAGTTGCGAGTGCTGACCTTATAGTGCTGATGCTCATGCAAATCTCAGCCTCTTGTATGGAGCAATCATCGCCTCCACGTCTGGATCGAGTCTGCCCACGCGGATCACACCAATGTCACCGAAGCCCGTCACGCCAAGTGGTGAATCGTTGCGCTTAAAGATTCTTGCTGCGAGCAGGATGGTTGCTTGGGTGATGGCTGTCGGAACGGATGAGTAGCCAAAGGTTCCGTTCACTTGCACGGTTGCCTCCAAGCCAGCAATGGGCCAGGTGTAATCTCCAACGGCTCTAATGCGGTTGTAGCTCGACGCTATCCCACCGGACAAACTGTTTAGTGGCTCCAGCTGGTAGTCGCTGGTCTGCCATGTCACATCAAATACTCCATCTGCTGCGCTTGATGTCTTGATGGTTGTCACGCTAACGAGGTCGTCTATCTCTGTGACGTAAGAATCTTGCGGTGTGTATATGCGTGTGGTGGCGGTCTGAAAGAACTGAGTCTCACAGGCGGCATCAATTTGCCGGCTTGCGCTTTCAACGGCAAGCTCCAGCAGGTCGTCATCTACGCTGTCATCGATTCTTGCGCTCGCCTTGATTTGTGCAAGGGTCGCATAACCATTCGTGATTGCCATGTGTCTATTCTACTCTCGCTCGCTGCTTCAGAATCGTGGTGCTTATCTGGTCGGTGTAGGGAATGTAACACAAGCCTATGCCGTGCTGGTCGAGCCAGTCTTGGTCGAACTGCATTTGTGCATAGTAGTCCTTCCTGGCCCAGTCCGAACCAATAACTATCAGGTCGGGATTCGCCTGGATAATTGAGGGCTTGCTATCTGCTCCGTGCGTGTTTGCCACCACTTTGTCAACGTATCGGCAGGCTTCGAGGACTGCCTTGCGTTGGTTGTAGCTCATGATTGGGGCCTGGCCTTTGTAGGAGGCTATAAATTCGTCCGTGTTTAGTGCGACTGTGACGTGTCCCATCTCGCTGCAACGTCTCAAGAAGTTGACATGTCCGCTGTGGAACAGGTCGAACGTGCCGCCGGTGTAGACCCTTACTCCCATGAGTTTTCCCTGCGCGTTTTGAGCGACCATGGTCTTGACTTCAGCTCGCGAGCGGCGACCTTGTCTTTGTATAGTTTCATGTTGCGCTGAAAGGTAACGGAGTTCTTTTGGGCAAACCCCGACTTTAAGGTTGAGCTATTGTCGTGATTTACTATCGCCTGGATGGTGTTGAACCTTACGCCTAGTTCTCGCATGCGCCATTCGTAGTCGTCATCGTCAAAGTAGAGCGGGT